TATCTTTTACTGTCGTTGGGACTGATGTAAATGGAGATTCTCAAACAGAAACCGTGACTGGGGCAAACGCAGACGCGGCTACCAGCAGTAATTTTTTCTTGACGATTGCAAGCATAACCGCCGTGGGAGATCCCGCAGGTAACGTTCAAGCTGGTATTAGTGGCGTAGCGTCTGCTGTTATTTTTGCAGGCCGAGCGCGGCTTAAAGGTGTTTTCTTAACAAGCACAGCAACGGCTGGTAACGTTGATTTTCGCACGTCCAGCCCTTCAGGAACGAGTTTAATGAAAATAAGTTCTGTGGGGTCTGCAACTGCGACTAGAGATGTGGTTATTCCGGAAGAGGGTGTTTTATTTGGCAGCGGAGTTTACATTCAATACAACGTTAGCACGTTTCTTACCATGACTTCTTTCCATGCGTAAAACAATATGGCAACAGTAAAAAACGTAAAAAGACTGCCTTCTGGGCGAATAGAGTATCGTGGAGAAACGTTTTCTGGGTATAACCAACCAAAACGTTCAAAAGGTGGTTCTAAAAAGTCTGTTGTATTAGCTAAAAAAGGGGACCAGATTAAAATGGTTCGTTTTGGCGATCCTGATATGACGATTAAAAAGAACCAACCTGCGCGACGAAAAAGTTTTAGAGCGCGACATAACTGCGATACAGCCAAGGATAAGTTTAGTGCCCGTTATTGGTCTTGCGAGGCGTGGTAAATGAACAGAGCGTCTATGCCAAAAGGCTTGACTTATTACCGTAAAGGCGGCGGGGTTTCAAAAAAAAGCAAAGGCAGCAAAATTTGCGCTGCCGGGAAGGCTTGGGCAAAACGCACTTTTGATACCTATCCGTCTGCTTACGCAAACATGGCGGCGTCTAAATACTGTAAAGACCCTAATTACGCAAAAAAATCCAAAAGGAAAAAAACCTGATGGGTGCTTTAAAAAAATGGCGTGATCAAAAATGGGTTCGTATTGATAGCAAAGGTAATATTGTTGGTGAATGCGGGACTTCTAAGGACAAGAAAAACCCAGATCGTTGTTTGCCATTAGCTAAAGCTCGTTCATTGAGTAAATCAGAACGCGCAGCTACTGCTAAAAAGAAAAAACGAGAAGGAAAAAAAGGTAAAACTGTTGTTAAGAACACTAAAAAAGCAACAGTGAAAAATATGTTTCGTGGCGGAGAAGTTCGTCAAGAAATAGCTAAAGGGTGCGGTGCTGTCTTAGATGACCGCCGTAAAATCACTAAACACATGTGAGGTATTTATGCCGGGTTCAAAAGTAAACATAGGAAACGCAGGGGCTAAAAAGAAAAAATCTAAAAACAGCTCCGTAATGAAAAAGTCTAAAGGCGGTTCAGTAATGAAAATGTCCAAGAAGAAAGATATTGGCATGTAGTGGCGTATTTAATCAGCAACATCCCACATTTTAAATGTTGGGTGCGAAGGGAATTTACGCATAACCATGAGAAATATCATGGAGAATTTTTACATTGTTTGGCAATAGCGGTAAATACTGTACCTGACCGTTCTTTAAGTTTTCAGGTTGTTTTTACGGGTTGCGAAGCAGATTGCGATGATAATGATGAAGGTAACATTCACGGAGGAGCTATGTGGGCAAGAATGCCGATACAAGGCTTAGTTTGTGACATGCCTATGCAAGATTATCCAGAACCTATGGCTGATCATTTATCCCAGCCTTGGGACTGTGAGTCTAATCATCATTCTGTTGTGGTTATGGATAGGGTAAGTTCTTCTCCGTGGCTTGCTAAAATTGACGGAAAGTTTTTTACCTCTAAGTACTTGTTTACGGTAGATTATACAGAATCGGATATTGCAGATGATTCTGCTCAACATAAGCAATCGCATGTATTATGTATAACAGAAGAAGGTAAATGGAAGGGGAACATAGTGGCGTTACCCAACAATCGTGTAAGAGCAACCAGCCCAGCTTTGTGGGTTACGGGAGAAGGTGTGCCTGATTTTAAACCGTCTCAGTGGAAACACTCTGCTGAAGGCCATGAAAGTTACTTAGATCCGTCTATAACTTTCAATAACTTGTACGAAGAATAATGGCTCTTTCTGGTTCGGTAAATTTTGAGCTTGATGTTGCTGAGTACATAGAAGAAGCGTTTGAGCGTTGTGGCTTGGAACTTCGCACGGGTTACGATTTAAAAACAGCCCGTCGATCTTTAAACATTCTTTTGGCTGATTGGGCTAATAGAGGTCTTAATCAGTGGACTATAGAGCAAACTTCTATCACTTTAGCGGACGGCATAGGTAACTATCCCGGCGGAACGCTTACTATGGCTGTAGGAGCTTCTGGAAGCTTTTCAGTAGCAGAAACTATTACTGGTGGAACAAGCGGAGCTACGGCCAGTATTACAAGTAAGCCTTCTAGCAGTTCTTTTGCTATTACTTTGCCTTCGGGCACGTTTAGTAACGGAGAAACTATTACTGGTGGGACAAGCGGAGCCAGCACTACGTTATCTTCTGCTGTAGACCTTACGAATGTGCAAGCCACTATTGATATATTGTCTGCAGTTGTTACAAGAGACGGCACTGATTTTCAAATCACCAGAATAAGTCGAGGTGATTACCTAGCTATTCCGAATAAAACTCAAAGTAGTCGTGCTAATCAATTCTTTTTAGACCGTCAGATTACTCCTGAATTAAAATTGTGGCCTGTTCCAGACAGTAGTTCAGATGTAGTTAAGTTTGATCGACTGGTTCGTATGGACGATGCGGACGGGTACACAGACACGATGGAAGTGCCTTTTCGATTTTATCCTTGTTTAACGGCGGGCTTAGCGTATTACCTTGCTATGAAACGTAATCCAGCCATGATTCAAATTTTAAAATCAATATACGAAGAAGAGATGCAAAGAGCTATTGAAGAAGATCGAGATCGTGCATCTACTCAAATTTCACCAACTTATGATTATTACAGGGTCTGAAGATGGCAAGATTTGCTTCAGCAAAAAACGCATACGGAATTTCTGATCGATCTGGTTTTCGCTATAAGCGGGACCGCATGAAAAAAGAATGGACCGGAGCTTTAGTTGGTTGGGACGAGTGGGAGCCTAAACAACCGCAATTGTATCCATACCCTAAAGTTGATGATCCTCAAGCTATTTTAAACCCCAGACCAGACCGTAATGAACCTATGGTTGTTTCTGTTGGAGTTCCTACTCCTGAAATTAACCCCTTTGTTCCTTTAATAAATGTGGGTCAGGTAGGGTCGGTAACGGTGGTAACTACATGAGTTTTACTTACGCAACACTTAAAACCGCTATTCAAGATTATTGTGAAACGACAGAAACTACGTTTGACAATAATTTAGCCCTTTTTATAAAAGAAGCGGAGGAACGGATATTAAAAAACGTCAATATGCCGTTATTTCGTAAAAATGTTACAGGAACCGCGACGACGGACAGCCCGTATCTTTCTAGCCCTAGTGATTTTCTTGCACCTTATAGCTTGGCTGTCATATCTAGCAGCAGTTACGAATATCTTTTATTAAAGCATGTTTCTTTTATTCGGTCTTATACGCCAGCTTCTGCAACAAGCGGCGTCCCTAAGTATTATGCTTTGTTTGACGACTCTACTTTTTTGTTAGCTCCTACCCCGGCTAGTGGCTATACCTTTGAGCTTCACTATAAATACCGCCCTGCTTCGTTGACTGCAGGAGCTGACAGCGGAACTACTTGGCTATCCACAAACGCTCCAGACGCGCTTTTGTACGGATGTTTGGTAGAAGCTTCAAACTTTTTAAAAATCCCGGAAGAATCCGCTGCGTATGAGCAACGCTTTAAAGAAGCTTTGGTTAATTTAAATCGTGTAGGAGACGGTTATGGTGTTGAAGATGAATATAGACACGATGTACCAAGGATGGCTTAACCATGTTTAAAATGGCTGTTGAATCAAATATAGGAGATGTTGTTGTAAAAACAACACAACGCAGAGGATTGTCTCCTGAAGAATTAGCTGAACGAGCGGTAGAACAAATAGTAAGTGTGTCAGATTCTGTAGATCCTATTGTGCGGCAACAGGCAGAAGCTTTTAAAAGTCGCATTTATCACATAGTTTTAGGTATTATTAAACAAGCAGTTAAAAGCGACAGAACAACGCTTGTTAACGAATTTATTCAGCAGGGTCATTCAGATGTTGCTGATATTTTAAGGAGACTATAATGGCTATTACGACAGCTATGGCAACCTCGTTTAAATCAGAACTTTTACAAGGAATTCATAATTTCCATAACGGTTCTGGTGGAGGAACGACTACCACTACAGGCACAGGCAATACGTTCAAAATTGCTTTGTACACCAGTAGTGCAACTATGTCAGCGTCTACTACGGCTTATGCAACGACTAACGAAGTCTCTGCTACAGGCACGGGGTATACTGCTGGCGGCAACACGTTGACTAATGTAGATCCTACCACATCAGGAACTACAGCCCTTACAGATTTTGCGGACACTACTTGGTCTAGCAGCTCTATTACTGCAAGAGGGGCGTTGATTTATAATTCCTCAACTACAGCAGGGTCCGCTAACCGGGCAGTAGCGATACTGGATTTTGGAGCAGATAAAACATCTACAAGCGGTGACTTTACTGTTCAATTTCCAGCAGCAGACGCTAGTAACGCAATTATTAGGATTGCATAGGATATAACGTGTGGCTGATGTCAAAGTTGCCTTTGATGGATGGAATTCTTCCTCTCATGGATGGGGTGAAGGAACGTGGGGTAATGGCGAAGCGGTCCCTGACGCAACAGGTACACTCGGTACAGTTTCGGTTTCGGGTGATGCGAACGTCTCTGTCACGGGTGTGGCGGGAACAGGCACCCTTGGATCGGTATCTGTATCCGGTGATGCGGGTGTTAGTGTATCTGGCGTATCAGGCACTGGTACTCTTGGCACGGTTGTTGTCACGGGCACAGCAAACGTTAGCCCCACGGGTGTCGCAGGCACCGGAACGCTTGGTTCAGTTTCAGTCTCGGCTGACGCAAGCACTTCGGTCACTGGCGTGGCAGGCACAGTCTCGTTGGGATCAGTTACGGTTACGGGCACGGCAACCGTCAGTGTCACAGGAGTTGCCGGAACAGCAGGGCTTGGAAGCATCAGCGTCGTTACAAATAACATTATTTCAGTTTCTACAACAGAAATGGTCGGATCTGTTGGAACGGTTACGTTTGATGGCGATGCAAATGTTTCAGTCACAGGCGTGGAAGCAGCCTGTACAACGAGTGGCGTTAATGTTTGGGGATTGGTTGATGACAGCCAGACGCCGAATTGGTCCACTGTTGACGACAGCCAGACGCCGGGTTGGTCAACTATTGACGACAGTCAAACACCAGATTGGAAAGAGGTAGCTTAGTGGTACGCAAGGTTAAAAAAGTTATTAAGGGTTTAGAAAAAGCTTCTAAGACGCACAAGAAACAAGCTGAAACGCTTAAAAAACACGTTGCTTCGATGAAGAAACCTAAAACTAAAAGCCGGAGAAGATAAATGGCTAGTACATATGTAAACGATCTTCGCCTAAATGAGATGGCGACAGGAGATGGTTCAGGAACTTGGGGTACGACCACAAATTTGAACCTAGAAATGATCGCAGAAAAATTTGGGACGGGATCGGAAGCTTTATCTGATGCCTCTACCGCCACCATAACGATGGCTGATGGGGCTTCAGACGCTTTCCGCTCTACGGCACTAACACTTACAGGTTCTTTATCACAAGCCTGTACCGTGACGTTTGCTCCTAACACTATT